AAATTAATAAAAAAATTTATCGATCATATAGTATTCATAATTTGTCTTTAAATACTTTTTTTTATAAATTTGTATAAATTAATAAAAATGTTAGATGATTAAATATTAACAAATTGTCTTTAAATACGTTTTTTCATATATTTTTATAATTTCATATAAATTTATAAAAATGTTAGATCATTAAATATTAATAAATTGTCTTTAAATACTTTTTTTTATAAATTTCTAAAAATTAATAAAAAAATTTTTAAATATTTTTATTAAATACTCTTTTTTATAAATTCATTATATATTTATTTTTTTGTCTTTTGCCAAACACATATGAAGCTTTCTACCATATCTCCATTTCTAGTAATTTTAGTATTTCTAATATTTTCTGTTAATTCATATCCATTCTTATCAAATGCTTCTATTATATCATCTATATCTACATAATGAATCTTTATTCTATCATTTATTTTATATAGTTTTTTTTTTATATTTAATAATTTAATAGCTCTTTTCGGTCCTTTACCTACTATAAATACTTTATCTATATTCTTGCCATAATATTTACATATTCCTGATGTTATATCATAGATTACTAGCATACCTAATCCATCTAAATCTATACATAAATTAAATATTATGATTATTATTTCTTCAAAACTTTTATTTTCAAATTCTTTTATATCTAATTTATCTAATACTGTAAATAATGTCTTTTTCCATCGACAATGATTAATAGCCTCCTGAAATATATTAGATGATGTTGAATTAACACAAGATAACATGTCTTATATTTTTCTATTAATTTTTTTTTATTTTAAAATTTCAATTTTTATTTACTTTTTTTTTATTAATAATTTCTTCAACATTTTTAATTTTTTTATTACCCTCTTCTTTTTATTATCCATATTTTCTCGATCACTATTTAGAACAATTATCTTATCCATGTATGTTTTTAATGTTATTATTTTTGGTTTATATTTTAACATATAATCTATCATATCTTTCGTTGTCGATATCTCTTTATTATTTATATGAGTTATCAGATCTCCCTCCTTAACTAATTCTTTATTCATTGTATTCGAATTTGGTATCACATAACTCACCACTACATGTGCTTTATTATGTTTAAATATATGACCTAAATTTAATGTTAATGTAGGCATTACTTCTATTAAATTTAAATTTAAATCTGTTAATGTAAAATCTGGAAAATTTATAAAGTATAAATCCTCATATAATGGATATATGTAATCTATATTCACTTTATAAGGATATAATTTTATTTCTGATTTATGCATTTTTTTATCATGAGAACACCAATATAATATATTTATCTTACTTTCAGGATCTAATGAATATAAATAAGTCATTATTTCTTCATTTTTATATTTATCTAATAATCCCTTACTTGTTATATTTGAATTATTTAATTTTATTAATATATCTCCTATATGTAATCCCATTTTTTCCATTGGACTACCTCTATATACATCATTTATATAGACACCTAAATTATTATTATCTTTTGTTACTTTATAATCTATACTCTTTTTTATATCTTCATTCGTGGATTGATACCTAAAACCTAATATATTTCTTCTATATATTACAGGTGAGTCATTCTTTAAACCTTTCATTAATTCTTTCTCTATATTTTTAAAATATTTGATAGGTAAAGCATAACCTATATTATCTACTTCATCGCCTACTAATTTTGATGAATTTATACCTATGACTTTACCATTTAATATTAAAGGACCTCCTGAATTTCCTGGATTAATGGCTGCATCTGTTTGAATATATTTATAACTTATTGAACTTATTATACCATCGGTATATACAAATGTATCACTACTTAATGGAAAACCTCCTGCTTTAACTTTATCCCCTATCCTATATTTATCTGTCATTCTCAAATAATTTTTATTTTTATAACCATATATTTTTAATAATGCTATATCATAATCTGGACTAAAACCTATTAATTTACATGGATATTTATCTCTTTTCGGATGAACTTCACATATTATTATTTTACTATTTGATACTACATGAGCACATGTTACTATAAAACCTTGTTTATTTATAAAAAAACCTGTCCCTACTGTTGGAAATTCTTTTATTATTGTATTTGATAATTTATAATTAAATATTGTTTCAGATGAATAAATCTTTACTATACTATTTATTAATTCTTTCGACATTTTTATAATAATAATTATTTTTATTTATTTTATTATATATTTTATTTATATTTTAGTTTATTTTATTTATTTTTTTTTTATATTTATTAAAATAACTCTAATATATATATAATTATTTATTTTATAATATGGCTGGTGGTATTATGCAACTTGTAGCTTATGGAGCACAAGATTTATATTTAACAGGTAATCCACAAATGACTTTTTTTAAAGTAGTATATAATCGTTACACTAATTATGCTAATGAATATATTAAACTTTATTTTCATACTAACCCTAATTTTGATGTTTTACAATTTAATCAAGCTTATATTAAAGTCAAAAGACAAGCTGATCTTTTAGGAGATTGTCATTTCGTTGTTGATATGCCTCCTATCTTTGCTGATTATCAATCTGGTTTTAATTGGGTTCCTTATTTAGGATACTCTTTTATTCATTATATTAGTATGGAAATTAATGGTCAAGAAATTGATAAAAATTATGGTCAATGGTTAATTGTTTGGACTGAACTTACTATGGGTGGAACTAGAAAGAGACAATTACTTGATATGATCTCTTATCGTGAAGTCCCTTTCTATTCTAATACACAAACTTTTAATGATTGTCAAAATGATTCTACTGCAAATGATCAAAAAATTCTTATCTATCCTAAAAAAAGACTTTATGTTCCTCTTCAGTTTTCTTTCTGTTCTGATCCTGGTTTATTTTTACCTCTTATTAGTATTCAATATCAAGAAGTTTTCTTCTTTTTTGAATTCAGACCTATGAATAATCTTTTTACTATTGGTTCTCAAAGATGGTCTCCTCAACAATTCTTTTCTCAATCACCTTCTTCTTTTACTAATCCTAATGATTTATCTTTTTATAATAAATGTATTAATTTAGGTATTAATGAAGGTAATATTTTCTCTTATTTCCTTACTCCATCTAATGGAACTATTCCTATTGCTGATGCTTGGATCAAAAATACTTATATGGATTGTAATTATATTTATCTTGATAATGATGAACAAAAACTTTTTGCTACTAATTCTCAAGAATATCTTATTACTCAAATTCAATATAGATATTTTGATGGTCTTCTTTCTGGTCCTAATACTCTTGAAATTAAAATTAATCATCCTGTTAAAGAAATGATATGGACTTTCTCTAGAGCTGATTATTATCTTTATAATGATTATACTAATTTTACGAGTCTTCCTAATATAGGTAGATTTCAAAGTTATCAGAATGCTATTAGAAATGGTGGATTATTTAGTAGTAATTCTTTCTTAAGTTTTATTGTTCAAAATGAAAATTTCGCTACTCTTATGAATAATATTAGAACCTTAGGTCTCTCTACTCTTAATAATATTACTGATGATACTATTAATATTCTACAAGTTGGTAAATTTATTTTTAATGGTCGTGATAGATTTAATGAAAAAGATTTTATATTTTTTGAAAATCTTCAAAAATTTAAATATCATTCAGGAACAAACGAATTACCTGGTATTAATGCTTACTCTTTCTCTCTTCAACCTGAAAATTTACAACCTTCTGGTTCTGTTAATATGAGTAGAATTAATAGATTCCAATTCCAATTCTCTCTTAAACCTTATTTTACTATTGACCAATGTAATAATTTTGGTGATGTTATTACTGGAACTAGAGCTAATACTACTATTCTTGATGATTTTGCTGCTGGTGTTAATTATGATCCTGCATCTGAAAATCAAACTGATAATAAATTTTTACTTGATACTGTTACTACTCTTAATAATTTATATCATATGGATTTCTTTGCTATTAATTATAATATTCTTAGAATTACTGGAGGAATGGCTAATATTGTTTTTGCTAATTAATCTCTTTTTATATTATTTTTAATTTTTTATTACTTTTCATTTTTATTTTATATTATTTTTTTATTATTATTTTATCTTTTTATTATTTTATCTTTTTATATTATATATTATTATAATGTCTTCTCAACCTACTACTTTTAATTTAGAATATATTTTATCTGTCGGTTTAGCTTTGACTGGTGTCTATTATATTCAATCTAATTATCCTAATACTATGCCTTTTATTAAATTCTTTGTTATACCTTTTTTAATTGCTTTTATTGCACTTACTATTTTTAATGGATTACTTAAAAATCTTAATAATATTGGTCAAAAAGCTTTTAACTTTATTGAAAATAAATCTTTAAATTCTATTGAATCTAGTAACTATATGCAAGTTTTCCCTCCTATTATGGCTGTTTTTGTTATCTTTATGATTGTTTTATATAATCTTAAATTTATTAGTTAAATTATTCTATTTCACCTATTTTCACTGAAAATTTAATAAATTATTTTTTTTATAAAAAAAAATAATAAATATTTTATAATTATTTTTTCTTAAATATTATATTATATTATAATATACTTATAATATTTTAAAGATGAATTCTAATGAAATTTGTAAAAATGTTGCTATCCATAATACATTACAAAATAATATTTTTTATAAATTTATGATTCCATTAGCTATTCTATTAGCTATATTTATTACTTATTATTTTAGAAGATTTTATATTAATGATTTCCTTAAACAAATTTTAATTCCTATTATTGTTTTAATATTATCATCTTATGTTTTTTATCAATTAGCTTTATCTACTATGAATCAAAATTTATATATGCAAAATTTAAATAATTGTTATAAAACATATAAAAAATATAATAATGATTTTAATAATTCTATCTTTAATGAAAATCTTGATATTAAGAAAAAAAATGATAATCACAATGTTAAAGTCGTTGAAAAACCTATTAATAATACTAATATGAATAATGAAGATCCTGAATTAGTATATAAAAATAATAACCCTGATTATATTAAATATGCTCAATATGATGATATTGTTATAAAACCTCAAGTTAATACTATTAATAACAAAAATAACGATAAAAATAATACTTCTAATCAACAAGATAATTTTGATAATATTAATTCTGATATTCAACCTAACACTCCTGAATCTATTGCTGATTTTTCACCCATTTCTTTAAAAAATAATAATTTCCCATGTATAGATTATTCTCCTGATAATTGTAATATGTTATGTCCTGGACAACCTACTAATTGTAATATTGTTGCTCCTATTCCAGGTGGTTCATGGCAAGTTCAAACTGCTGAATATGTTCAAAATAGATTACATAATAAAGATTATACACCTAGCACTTGTCCTATTACTATTTAATAATTAATTTTTTTATATTATTATAAAAAAATATTTTCATCAATTATCAACTATTTTTTTTTCTAATCTTTCTTTTAATTTTTTTATAGATATATTATTATTTAATAATCCATTTTTTTCATAAGCTTGAACTAATTCTTTTTTTAAATTATAATCTAATAAATTTCTATAAGATGCTATTTTTTTATTAGAATAAAAGTTTGAGGCTTTATTTAAAATAATTGCTGAATTTAATTGATTTGTCATATTAACTTTTCCTAATTTTGACATATATTTATTTAATTGAACTGCTGAATTTATACCACAGTATGTATACATATCATAATTATGTGTTACTATTATATTTGTTTCTCCTATATCATTTTGAACAAAACATTCTTGACAATTTTCTATAAATTCATATTTTTCTTTTAAAGTTTTATTACTATTAAATATTTTTTTGTAATAATTTTCATATAATATTAATGTTAATATACTTTGTTCTTTTAAATATAATTCTAAACATTTCTCTATTGTCATATCTTCATATAATATTTTATTTACTATTTCTATTGTTGTTATTTCTTCATTTTTTTTTTCAAATGATTTTATAACTTCTTCTATATCTTCTTCATTATAATAATCTTTTTTTTTTACATTTAAGTATTGTAATATTGTTATTACTCTTCTATAATCTGATTGTCCATATTTTCTTAAAGATATTTTTGCATCCATATCTATTTCAATTCCTTCTTTTTCTATTATTTTATCTATTATTTTATCTATATCCATATTCGCTGGTTTTTTCAATGATATTTGAATTCCATATTTATATAATTCTTTTATTTTCTTATTTTTTGTATCATTAAATGTGCATATTATGGGTATTTTTATTTTTAAATTTCCTTTTTTTGAAATATCATTCTTTAATAAATCTAATAATTCTTTAAATCCACCTTTTTCACTGCTTTCACCATATGCTAAAGTATCTATTTCATCTAATATAATACCTATTGGGTTTTTTCTACTGAATAATAAGTTTATTACATTTTCATATGCTAAACTATTACCTAATATATCTTTTATTACTTTTCCTGATCTTAAATCTCCTGAATTATATTCCATAACCCTAAATCCATTTTCTCTTAATAATAAATTTGCTAATGTTGTTTTTCCTATACCTGGTGGTCCTGATAATAATAATAATTTCTTTTCTGGATATTTCTTTTCTTTAAAACTATTTATCCATTCTTCTACTTTGGTTAAAATTTCTTTATATAAATTCATTTCTTTAATGCATTTTGGTTTATATTTTTCTGTAAATAAATTATTATTATTTTTTTCATTCATAATATATTTTATATATTATTAATTTTTTATTTATATATATTTTTTCTAACATAACATTCCTTGCCATGATGCTGGAATTGATCCTGGTGCAATATTACCAAATATATCTTCTTTTTTTGTTGGACCACATTGATTCATCCAAGTGCATATTTGTTTTTTTGTTTTTTCATCTTGTTCATCTTCAGGAGGCCATTTCTTAAATACTGGAAAATATTTTAATCTACCTGTTACATCATCATAACATTTATCATTATCTGGAACATCTACACTTAATTCATCTGATGGATTATTATAACATTTATTAAATGTTCCTTTTAAATTACCAGGATTTACTACTTGTCCTTGAAATTGCCAATAATCTGGACATCTTGATCCTACAAATTTCATCCAATCACTTGATGGGAATACAGTCATATCTGTTTCTTTTGTTTTCATTCCTCTCATTACTATTAAATATATTAATAATAATACTATTGATACTGACATTGCCATCCATAAATTATTTGTTATATAATATATTACTAAACCTATTACTATTATTATTATTAATGGAAATATTATACTACTCATCTATATATATATTATAAAAATATAAAATATATATTATAAATTTTAAAATATTATATATTTTTTTTTTATTTATCAATTATTTAAAAAATTTAAAAAGTTGATGTTTGCGATCTTAATAATTTTGTTCCTTTACTGCTTACATTTTGGGGTAATTCTACTGGTAAAGCTAATCTTTGAACATCTTCTAAATATCCATAATATTGTTTTACTTCACTTAAAATTTGGGGAACAACCCATTCAACAATCATTTGATTTAATTGTTTAATTTGTATTACTAAACTATTATTCATATTTCTTGAATGTTGTAAAAAAAATGCTCTCATTATAATTTCTAATTCTGTTTCTGATTGATTTGAAATTATATAGACTTTATTTGATCTTTTCCATACTTCATATCTTATATGTAATTGTAATATATCCATATTTTCTTTTGAAAAAAATAACATACTTAATGGACTACTCTCTTGTATTCCTTGTAAAGCAATGAATTTAAAATTATCATTATTATTATTATCATTTGCAAACATTGGTATTGGTTCTATTCCTCTATTTAAATCTATTACTCTTCCATTCTGTAAATCTATTTTATTATATACGATATTTGACATCTATTATTATATATATATTATTTATAATTTTATTTATTTTTTTATTTTTTATATTTTACTTATATTAACTCTTTTACACTCTTTTAAATACTATATATCTATGTAAATTTATATATTCCTCTTCATTTTTACTATATTTACTTTTATTATTATAATCTTCTATTTTGAATTCTTTATATTCTTCTATTTTAAAATCTTTTCCTAAATCTTTTTCTATTTTTTTATCATTTACTAAATATTCTTTATGTTTTATTCCTATTTTTTTTACATATACATCTATTTCTTTATATTTATTTCTATCTTTATATATTTTATTTATTTCGGCTAGTATATTTCCTTCTTTTGTTTTATATATTAATTTATTTTTATTTTTTAATTTATTATTAATTATATCTCCATCATAAGAAGTATAAAAGAAATATCCTCCTATTTTTAAATATTGTTTTACTATTTCTAAAATATTTTTTATATTTTTATCACTTCCCATAAAATAATGAATAGCAAATTGACAACTTATTACATCTACTTTTTCTCCTTTTAATACTTTTTCAATTTCTTTTATATCTGGATTTAATAAATCCATTTTTATAAAATCTATTTCTATTCCTTTACTATTCATACTTCTTAATCTTCTTTTTGCTTCTTCAATTGCTATTTCATCTACTTCTACCATAATTATTTTTTTAGGTTTTTTATTTAATATTTTATTTAAATCACCTCCTCTTCCACTTGCTAATTCTAATATAGTATCACCATCTTTCAAATATTTATTATAGATATGTTTTTTAACTAAATTATTAAATTTATAAACTTCAGTATCATTTTTAGTTCCTTCTACTTTCTCTTCTTTATAATATCTTTCTGGTAATTCTTCTTTACCAAATATCATTTCTTTAGTTACAGGATTTTGAATTATTTTATAATTTTCTTCGGCTGTTTTCCAACCATTAGGTCCTGCATCTCCTCTATATTTTCCTTCATTTGCAAATTGTAAATATTCTCTTGTTTTATCTAATCTTAATCTATATGGTTTCCATCTTTTTATTTCATCTTTCTCATCTTTATCATAACTAAATTCTATTATAGTATTATCTTCTATTGGAACTTTTATATCTTTCTTTTTATCATTATAATATTTGATTGATTTGTTTATTATTTTATTACCTTTTTGAGTTTTTAATTCTATATCTGCTTCTGGACTTATTTCAAAATAATATGGAAATTGTTCTGAATCATCTTTTATAAATGGAAATAATTCTTTTAATTCTTCTGTTATTTTATATCCTTTCTCTTCTAATAATCTTTTACTCATATTTACAAATAATTTTACTTTTTGATGTATTTCCTTTTTTTCTTTATTTTTATTATTTTTTGTATTAGTAAATCTTATTAAAAAATCTATTGTTACTTCTTCTACAGGTTTCCATTTTAATATTATAGATTTATTATAGGAATCATTTATTGGTGTATAAATTAGACCATCTATTTGATATGGATATTTTTTAGTATATACTTTTTCAGATAAATTAAATATTGATTCTTTATTATTAGGAAAATAGAATTCTTTAAATTTGCTTATATTATTTTCCTTCCATTTTTTTACTAGTTGATAGCGTTCTTTGAATGGTAAATTAGTTACATCTATATTATTATAAATCAATACATCAAATATTAATAAAAGATTTAGGTCTTTTAACCATTCTGCATCCCATAGTGAATTTATTTCTTGATTATTTCCTATATCTTTTGTAATATCTTCACATTCAAATGGTTTCATTATTCTTAAAACATTTTTATTTTTATCAACGTAGATTAAGCATCTTTCTCCATCTGCTTTTTCACTTACTGAATAATTTTCTAATATTTTATGAACATTATTTGTGCTCATTGATATAGGATTATTCCAAATCATTCTAACACTATATATTCTTGATTTTCCTAATTGTTTTTGTAATTTGTATAATAATTTAATATGATTTATAAAGTTTAATAATTTATTATATTCTTCTTTATTTGGTATTGTATTACCAATATATTCAGCTTCTATTTCAAATTTAGTGTATCTTTTATGATTAATATTTTTGAGCCAAAATATTTTATTGTTATTGATAATACTTTTTGAAAAATCAAATCTCCATGATTTCAAATCGTTATTTATTTTTGTTATTCTTTCTTTAAATCTGTAACCTATTACATCTTTTAAATTATTTAGATTTATTTCTTTTTTTATTTCTTCTATTTTTTCATCAACAACTGAATAAACTAATCCATCTTTTTCTTCTCTAAATATTTTTTCTTTTTCTTTTAATTCTATTTTTTCTATTTTATTATTTTTATCTAAAACTTCAATTAAATTTTTACTATTATAGTCTTTCCAATATATTAAATATTCTTTAGAATAAATTGGTTTATTTAGAGTTTCTAATAAAGGATGATTTAAAAAAAACATATAATAGTCAAAATTTACATCCATTATTCTTATTTCAAATTCTCTACCTTTTTTATAATGTTTTAATGCATTCATAATATTATAAAATTTTATTTTATATTATTTAATAATATAATATATATATTTTATGAAACATATAAATAATAATAATAAAGTTGTAAAAAAAAAAGATATAGATATAGATAAAAGTGATGATTTTCCGTATAAACGAATATATACAACAGATGATCAAATACATGAGATGTTTAATAAATTACAAAAGTTTAATTATAAAGATAGAATTTTAATTAAATCGTATGTTCTTAAAAATATTAATTTTCCATCAAATAAGCTTTTATTTATGAATGAACCTGTTTTATTAATAAATAAAGAAAGTGATTATAATAATTGGAATACAATATCAGATATGTTTCAAGAAAAGTGTAGAATGAAATGTAAATTATATGGACAAAATTTATCTGCGTTTGAATATTGGTTTAATAATAAAGATAAAATTAAGCAATATTCTCTTAAAAATTATGGAAAAGATACCCCTTTTTATTTAAGAGAATCTATATATCATCTTACTGGAGAATGCACATCACATAGACCTAATATTATTATGTCTATGATACAAATGTTTAATTCTAAAACTGTTCTTGATTTTTCTGCTGGATGGGGTGATAGATTAATTGGTTGTATGGCTGCTAATATTGATTTTTATTGTGGAGTTGATCCTAATTCATGTTTATACGATAATTATATTAAAATGATTAAATTTTTTAATAAATCTACTGATAAATTTTTTATGATTGAATCTACTATAGAAGATGCTATATTACCTGATAAAAAATTTGATTTAATTTTTACTAGTCCTCCATATTTTGATTTAGAGATATATACAAAAAATAATAAGCAATCATCAAGATATACAACAGAATATTTATGGTTTAATAATTTTTTAAAAGAAGCTATTAATAAAGTTTGGAAATATTTAAAAAATGGAGGAATTATGTGTATTAATATTAATCAAAAAAATAGAAAAGAGCATTATATAGAGTGGATGTTAGAGTATGTAAAAACATTTAAAGATTCATATTATATGGGTGTTATTTCATATGCAAATGAAAAAATAGCTAATCCACAGCCTATTTGGATATGGAAAAAAAAATAATCTTATTATTATTTTTTAATATTATTTTATAATATATATTGAATTTATTAAAATAAATATGAAAAAAATTGTTAAATCTAATAATAATAATAAATCTAATAATAAATCTAATAATAAATCTAATAATAATAAATCTAGTAATAATAAATCTAGTAATAATAAATCTAATAATAATAAATCTAG